CCTTCATATTTCTCCGGGGGTATATTTTGGGAATGAGTTCCCTCCCCTGCTTTCGCTTTATCCGTATACTGGAGCCCCTTATGAGCCACTCACTCATCTCGTCTCCTCCTTCGACCAAGTTAAAACTGTCCATAACTCTCCTATAGATAGTGTTAAAGGGGCTCCCGTATGCGGATAAAGCTTTGAAAGTAGGTGGTATCAATCGAAGAACTCATGGAGATAGTAGGTCGCCTAGTAGCAACTGTCCTACGCCCAGAAAATGTAGCTACACTCAGTCTTGTTTGGGGGCTTTTGTACAAAGGGGTCAAGCTTTTGAACAAGAAACTAGACGCAAACCAAGACGCAACGATATCTGCAATCAACGCCAAGCTAACAACCTTAGAAAAGAACCAAAAGGACTCAATCGAGACATTACAGAAAGATGTCCTAAGGTTACAGATACTTGACGGTATAGATTCCAAACGATTATCGTCAAGTGAAGTATTGTTCTTCTTCGACAGGTACAAAGCACTAGGCGGCAATTCGTTCGTTGACGAGCGCGTAAAACAATACGTGAAAGGAGAGTAATGCTAATGGAATTTGTAAAGCATCTGATAGACATAGTTCTGATCTTTATTGGACTAGCCCCAATCATTCTACAATTAGGTAGCGCAATTGCTCATAAATCGCACAACCAGAAAATCAAGAATCTATTAGAGAGAGCAACCATAATCGTAAACGCACTCGAGCAAACTGGAGGACCGGGATGGCAAAAGAAACGTGCCGCAGTTGAGAAACTATCCAACTACGCCGCAGAGGTTGGTATCAAGGTAACCCCAGATCAAGTAGATGACTACATCGAGTATGCAGTTAAGTTTATGAACGCCGTGAACGGGAGGTAATTAAATGGCCAATCGTCCTCAAGAGCCACCAGCTCAAGACCCAGTTGCCCGTGAGAAGCAATTAATCAACCTAGCTGTCGACTTAGCCGAAAAACAGCTTATCGAAGGTACCGCTTCACCATCCGTTCTAACGCATTACTTAAAGCTAGCCTCAACTAGAGAAACAGTAGAAAGAGAGATCTTGGAAAAGCAAGCCAAGTTAATCACAGCTAAGACTGACTCGATCTCGCAAGCTAAGGACACTGAAGAAATGGTTAAGCAGGCAATCGACGCGATGCGCACATACTCCGGTAGCAACTAATGACTCTCCGTACTTATAGCGAGCTAATGAAACTTGCGACTTACGAAGAACGATTAGACTACCTAAGGTTGTGGGGTGCTCCGCACACATCCCCGAGAGCCGTATCGCTAGCGTTTTACAAAAGTCCAGAGTGGTTATCAACTCGCGAATCAATAATTCTTCGTGACTGTGGCTTCGATCTCGGAATTTTCGGTAGATACATCTACAGCCCGATCTATGTCCACCACATCAATCCAATTGACGAAGCGGACATATCAAAATGGAGTGATAAACTCTTCGACCCCGAGAACCTTATCACTTCGTCGCACGATACTCACAACACAATCCACTATAGAAAAGATAAAATTACACCATATGTGGAAAGATCACCGAACGACACTAAATTATGGTAGGAGGTTTGAAATGAATCACGAAGAATTTATCCCAAAGGCAATCCAATTAGTAAGAGATTACGCAAATGCACATCTGGATAAGTCTGACAACTTTGTTATCGATGGTAAAGCTGAGTTTGACGTTTACGTCGTATGGAGCTGCAAGACTCTACAGAATAGTAAAGCACTTTTAAGCACCACCCTTAGTGATGGTATGTACTACGAAGTTACATTGAACGGCGATAAGAGAGAAATCTACTTTGACGCATATAAGAAGTTCCAAAACGTATGCCACGCCGTGTAGGAGGTAGCAAATGACAGAAGCATATAATAGCATTCTAGAGACCGTCAACGGCGCGCTCGGACTACCTATAACTGAAACCGCATTTGACTCCGAAGTCATTCTCCACATCAACTCTGCTTTAATGACCTTGTACCAAAATGGTGCTGGAAACCCAATCGTAGTTAGGGATTACACACAGGGCTGGGACGAGTTCAAGAATGACCGACAAGTTGAAGGTAATAAAGTTTTCGAGTTCGTCAAGTCATACGTCGTACTCAAGACGAAACTACTTTTCGATCCACCACCTCCATCTACTCTCCCATACATGCAAGCAAACATCGATGAGCTCTTGTGGCGAATACGGGCTGCGTACCATGTAGCGCCGGTAGAGGAGGTGACAGACGATGAATGAGGAAACACTTGAGCACCATGGTGTGAAGGGTATGAAGTGGGGCGTTCACAAAGCTAGAAAAAGCTATAAGTCGCATCGAGAAAAGGTAAAAGCTAAGAAAGCTAAATCCAGGATCGAAGAAGATGAAATGCGAAAAGCTGCGAAAGCCAAAATAATTGAACGAATCGACGAGAACGGTAATTTCACAAGAACTATCAGGCCAACCTCAGTCGATAGTAAAAAGCGTGAAAAAGAGTGGAAGAAGATCTACAAGAACAGAGCTAATCTATCGGATGCTGAAATCCAGAATACACTCAAACGCCTTAAATGGGAGAACGAACTTCAGAAAGCTGCCAACTCTGCGTCCGAAGAGCAACGCAAAGCCGCTCAGGCAAAAATCGATATGGCCATCAAGCTTATCGGAGCAATCCCAATCCAAACGGACGATGGTAAAACAACCAATGTTAAGGACTGGGCAGCCGGCGCACTTACGGGCGCTATCAAAGATGCAGCGGGCAAGAAAGTTAAGCATTCCGACACACTTGAGCTCAATAAGTATATGAAAGACAAACTACCTAAAATGTAAACGGAGGTGATCGATAGATGGTTCTATCCAATACGGCAGTGCCTATTGAGTACGGAGCCTTTCGTGAAAGCGTGTTGAGAGGTGAAATACCAGTAAACATACCTGTATCTCTGGAGATGAATCGTATCGACGCCTTGATAGAGAACCCAGACTATTACTATGACGATGAAGCAATAGAAGGTTTTATAAGGTTCTGTGAAGATGAGATGACACTTACCGATGGTGGCGATCTTACGTTACTGCCTTCTTTTAAACTATGGGCAGAACAAGCGCTATCATGGTTCTACTTTGAAAACGCAAAAGTATACGATCCAATCCAGGGCCACTACAAGTATGTAGTCAAGAAGAAACGACTAATCAATAAGCAGTATCTGATAATAGCTCGTAGTGGTGCGAAATCCCTATACGCGAGCCTACTACAAGCTTACTTCCTATTGATTGACACTTCCACTACGCACCAAATTGTTACAGCCCCAACTATGAAGCAAGCCGAAGAAACGATGTCTCCGATACGGACGGCACTCGCTCGAGCAAAAGGTCCGTTGTACCAATTCCTAACCCAGGGCTCTGTTCTTTCAACAAACAAAGCAGGAAAAGTTAAGATGGCATCAACCAAAAAGGGAATTGAGAACTTCATGACCAACTCGCTCATCGAGATCCGACCTATGTCGATAAACAAGCTTCAAGGTTTGCGTTCAAAAGTCAATACCGTGGACGAATGGTTGTCTGGGGATACGCGAGAGGATGTTATCGGGGCTTTAGAGCAAGGTGCAAGTAAATTGGACGACTACTTCATTCTAGCGACCAGTTCAGAAGGAACAGTACGTGATGGGGTAGGCGATACAATCAAAATGGAGTTAATGGACATCCTTAGGGGCGACTACGATAACCCACACGTATCCATTTGGTATTATCGATTAGATGACCTAACCGAGATTAACCAACCGGAGATGTGGGTCAAAGCAAATCCAAACCTTGGTGTTACCGTATCTTATGAAACGTATGAAAGGGATATTGCCAGGGCAGAAGCACAACCTGCTTCACGCTCAGATATTCTTGCCAAGCGTTTCGGGATTCCAGTTGAAGGTTATACGTACTACTTCACGTACGAACAAACACTTTGTCATCCGCCTCAAAGCTTCTTTGGGATGCCTTGCACGCTGGGTGCCGACTTATCACAAGGTGACGACTTTACAGCCTTTACATTCTTGTTCCCGCTGGGCAATGGTGCTTACGGCGTTAAAGTCCGTTCATATGTGTCTGAGCTTAAAGTCCAGAAACTACCGCCAGCTATGCGATTGAAGTATGATGTGCTTATCAAAGAAGGAACACTTGTCGTGATGACTGGTGCAATTCTGGACATGATGCGTGTCTATGACGATCTGAACGAATTTATAATTGACAACCAATACACCGTAGTTGCATTTGGATATGACCCTTACAATGCTAAGGACTTCGTAGACAAATGGTGCTCCGAATACGGTGAGTACGGTGTGGAGAAAGTTCGTCAAGGGGCTATCACCGAATCTGTACCGCTGGGAGAACTCAGAGTATTGGCTGAGGAACGACTATTGCTATTCGACGAAGAACTCATGAAGTTTGCGATGGGTAACGCTGTGGTAATAGAAGATAATAATGGCAACATGAAACTATCCAAACGCCGATCCAGTGAAAAGATCGATAACGTGTCTGCTCTGATGGATGCTTGGGTAGTTTACAAACGAAATCAGGAGGCATTCGCATGAAGCTAAAAGATCGGCTCCAACATGCATGGAATGCGTTCACTGCGAAAGAGGCAGAATCCTGGAACATTAGTACAGGGTCGAGCTCATACAATCCTGCGCACCGGGCACTCAGGCGTTATAGCAATTCATCTTACGTATCCGCTATATTTAACCGGATCGCACTAGATGTCGCCGCCACCCAAATCCAGCACGTTAAGATAAATGCCACGAACGACGATAGAACATATATCGAATCGGGACTGATCAATTGCTTAACGGTAGAAGCCAATATCGACCAAACCGGTATGCAGTTTATTCAAGATATTGTATACTCGATGTTCGATGAAGGTGTGGTTGCGGTAGTCCCGGTTGATACAACCATCTCTCCGACGGTTTCAGGATCATATGAGATCGACACGATGCGCGTAGGAAAGATAACGCAGTGGTATCCAAAACATGTAGAAGTTAATATTTACAACGAGAAGACGGGTATGGAGGAACGGGTCACACTGCCTAAGAGTATGATCGCAATTATAGAGAATCCATTATACGCGGTAATCAATGATGAGAATGCCACTTTAACCCGCCTTATCAACAAGATGGCAATGATGGATGACGTGGACGCTGTTCTTTCCAGTGGTAAACTTGACCTAATTATCAAGCTACCATACGCGGTCAAGACAGAACTACAAAAGACTCAAGCCGAAGAGCGTATCAAAGGGATAGAGGACCAGCTGTCTAAGGGCAAGCATGGGGTTGTGTATACGGATGCCGCTGAGAACGTACAGCAGCTCAATCGCCCAATCAACAACCGGCTTATCGAGGACGTTCAGTACCTATCCCAACAATTCCACAATCAGTTGGGTCTTACCGAGAACGTCTTCAATGGTACCGCCTCGGAGTCTGAATTAAGAGGGTATTACACAAGAACCGTGGATGCAATCATCAACGCAATCCTTGCCGAGTTCAACCGTAAGTTCCTAACCAAGACCGCACGCACGCAAGGTCAGAAGTTTGAAGCTTATCGTGATCCATTCACGTTAGTACCGGTTGAACAGATCGCAACGATCGCAGATACATTCCGAAGAAACTCAATTCTGACAAGTAATGAGATTCGTAAGATAGTTGGATACAAACCAAGCAATGCTCCGGAAGCGGATAAACTGTACAACCCGAACATTGCGGAATCAAACATGGGTGCAAAACCGTCAACGTCACTTGGGTCGCTCACGCCCCCTGGCAAAGCAGCATCAAGTCAAAATGAGTGAAATTCATTAAGTATGGAGGGATAGACCGTATGGGTAAAGTAAAAGGTTATGACTTTGCTGGATGGGTAACGAAGAATGATATTCGTTGCGCGGATGGCGTCGTTATCAAGCATGGCGCATTTAAAGATAACGATAAAAAACAAGTGCCGTTAGTTTGGAATCACAATCACAGTGCTCCTAACAACGTACTAGGCCATGTGCTTCTTCACAACATGGATGGAGGCGTGTATGGCTACGGATTCTTCAACGACGGTTCGGAGGCTAAAGATGCTAAAGAACTAATCAGCCATGGGGATATCAACGCTATGTCTATCGGGGCGAATCGTATTCGTAAGGTAGGAGAAGATGTAGTCCATGGTCGTATCTATGAAGTAAGTCTGGTCCTTTCTGGAGCAAATCCAGGTGCGTTGATCGAAGACGTAATCGCTCACTCGGAAGATGGCACGTCAACCGCTGTAATTTACACAGGTAGATTGATTCATTCCGCTGAGGACGAGGCGATCTCACATGCGGACGAGGAAGACGAAAAGACAATCGGTGACGTACTTGACACCCTCTCCGACGAACAGATGGATGCAGTTGAAGCTCTAATTGCAAATGTTCTGGAAGATGACGATGATGAAGAAGACGAAATCGAACAAACTGATATTAAACACAAAGGAGCCGACCATATGAAAAACAATGTATTCAACAGCAAAAACACAAATGATCAAGGCGACACTCTACAGCACTCTGAATTGCAAGCAGCAGTTCTAGCAGATGCCCCTAAACTGGGTTCGTTGAAAGAATCTATGCTACAACACGGAATCACAAATATTGAGATCTTATTCCCGGATGCTCAAGTTGTTTCTGGAGCTCCATTCCTTTATAAAGATAAAAGAACTGCTGGAGCAGAGATTGTTGCAGCTTGCCGTAAATCTCCATTCTCTCGCGTTAAGACAATCATTGCTGACTTGACAGCCGAAACAGCGCGCGCAAGGGGTTATATCAAAGGTAACGAGAAATTGGAACAAGTATTCGATATTCTTACTCGCTCTACCACTCCACAAACTATCTACAAAAAGCAAAAGCTTGATCGTGACGACTTGATCGATATCACTGAATACTCTGTTGTAAACTTCATCAACATGGAAATGAAGATGATGCTTATTGAAGAGCTTGGTCGCGCTATCCTGGTAGGGGACGGACGTGCTGTCAACTCTCCAGATAAGATCAAAGCTGCAAACATTCGCCCTATCATTACAGACGACAACCTTTACTGCATCAAGAAAACTGTGAAAACTGTCGGTGGAGTGAATGATGTTACAATCGTAGAAGCTGTTATCAAAGCTATGGGCGAATTCGAAGGAACTGGCCGTCCTACAATGTACTGCCACCCATCTATGGTTGCAGACTTGAGATTGTTACGTGACGACAATGGCCGTTTCTTGTTTGGCGACATTCCTTCTGCAGATGCAATCGCAACTCGCTTAGGAGTAGCTGGTATCGTTGAAACTACATTCTTCGGAAGTGACGAATTCTTGCTTGTAAACTTGGCTGACTACACAATCGGAGCAACTAAAGGTGGAGAAGTTACGACCTTTAACGACTTCGATATCGACTATAACCAAGAGAAATACTTGATCGAGACTCGTGTATCTGGAGCTTTGACTATTCCTAAGTCCGCTATCTACTTCACTGTTGAAGCTGCTGTGTAATCAAAATGAGTAAATTTGCAGGCTTGGTAGGCTATGTTACCCAGACCGAAACAGCACCTGGAGTCTGGACACCTGTTGTTACTGAGAGACAAATGCGGGGCGATGTTATAAGCGCGTCACATCAGTTCAATCAATCTGAAAAGATCAATGACGATGTGACGTTAAGGCATCGTATAAGTCTAGTTGGCGATCCGTACTGTTATACAAACTTCGCAAGCCTACGATATATTGTATATTTAGGGGTTAAGTGGAAGGTTGAAACCGTTCAGATCTCCAGACCTAGAATTATTCTTACGCTTGGAGGCATGTGGAATGGCTAGTAGACCTAGAACAGACGTACATGAGATTCTGACTAAGTTATGTGATAACGTATACTACCAACCGCCTTCAAATATTCAGTTGACATATCCTTGCATCATCTACAGGAAGACAGGCGTTGTCGATCTAAAGGCGGGCAACACACTTTTCCATAGGTACACTGTGTACACGCTGACCCTTATCGACCGGAATCCAGATAGCACACTTATTGAGGAAGTTGAGAAGTATTTCCCGCACACACAGCAGTCGCAACCGTACTCGATAGACAATCTTCATCATCAAACATTAATAATCCATTATTAGGAGGAAAATATTTATGACTAAATTAGCATGGGATACAGTAGGGGACAAAACTTATGAAACAGGTACGTCCAAAGGCGTCTTGTTCGTTCAAGATCCATTAACGGGAGTATATGACGCTGGGGTTGCTTGGAATGGCTTGATTGGGGTAACACAATCTCCAGACGGAGCAGAACCAACTCCACTGTACGCTGACAATATTAAATACTTGGAACTGACATCTATGGAAAACTTCAAGGGCGCGATCGAAGCATACACATACCCTGATGAGTTCGCAGAGTGTGACGGTTCTAAAGAGGCAGCTCCTGGATTGTTCGTAGGACAACAGTCGCGTGCACAATTCGCAATGGCATATTCTACAATTGTTGGTAATGACACATTGGGAGAAGCTTACGGTGAGAAGATCCACATCATCTATGCTGCAAAAGTAAGCCCATCTGAGCGTGCCCACAAAACAATCAATGACTCTCCAGAAGCAATGACATTCTCTTGGGACTTCTCTACAACTCCACAACAGATCGCTGCCGCTGGATTCAAACCATCTGCGTACATCTGCGTAGATTCTAGTAAGATCGCTGCTGCTAAATTCAAAGCTATTCAAGACTTGTTGTACGGAACTGCGGAATCCGCATCAGATCTGCCTACAATCGATGAATTGATCACTCTAGTTACTGCTGCTTAATACTAACTAAATAAACATATCGAAGGAGCGAGACAAATGTTAAAAAAGACTGTTAAATACTATGATTTCAATGGTGACGAAGCAACTGAAACTTTATATTTCAACTTGACAACCACCGAGGTTGCTAAATTATCTGCTGAATTTGGTGGCGACATAGAGAAGCACATCAAGAGAATTACTGCTGCTGAAGACATGAATGCAATGTTGACGTTTATCGAGAAGTTAATCTTGGCGTCATATGGCGAGAAATCTGAAGACGGTAAACGCTTTAGTAAGACAGCTGCATTGCGTGAGGAGTTTGAATCTTCCGCAGTGTACGCTGAATTGTTTGAACAATTGTTAATGAACCCTGAAGAAGCTAAAGCATTCGGTGAAGGGTTAGCTCACGGCGCTCGTAAAAAATAGGGAGGAATATAGATGACACTAAAGGTAATCGACATCTCATCTCACCAATCAGTTGAACAGGCTGGTATGGACGGAATAGATGGTGTAATTGTAAAAGCTACGCAAGACGTTACGTATATCAATCCTAAGTGTGACCCGCAATATCAACTGGCTAAGTCGAAAGGGCGTCTACTAGGCGTCTATCACTATGCCGGAGGTGGAGATCCGGTTGCTGAAGCCGATTTCTTTCTCAAGAACATTGAAGGGTATATCCATGAGGCTGTGCTGGCTCTCGATTGGGAGGCTGGTCAAAATGCATCATGGGGCGACTCTTCATGGTGTCGTAGATTCGTCAATAGAGTACATGAGAAGACTGGGGTTTGGTGTCTTATCTATGTTCAAGCCAGTGCTGTCCAGCAAGTAGCTAATTGTGCAAACGATTGTCCACTATGGCTTGCCGGTTACCCGACAAATGCCGCTAGCTGGGATGTTCCTGCTTTTAACTACTCGACTTCACCATGGCCTACTTACACTTTATGGCAGTTCACATCAGGTGGAAACTTAGATCGAAATGTTGGACAACTTACAGCAGACGGTTGGAGAAAGATTGCTAATCCTGGTCAAGTCCCACCCACTACCCCACCGCCAGCCGTCCCAACCACTACCCCACCGCCAGTTGGTACAACACTACCTCTAGCCAATAGTCTTGAGCTTATGGCAAATGAGGCTTCCAAAGGTAACTATGGTAATGGGGATGAACGGAAAGCTACTCTTGGGAAGTATTATAAAGGTGTACAAGCCATCATCGACAATCGTTCGGATGCATTAACCCTTAACTCAACAGTTAATATTCTTGCAGATGAAACCTTACTAGGCCACTACGGTGATGGAGATGCTCGTAAGAAGATGCTTGGCGTGTACTATACCAGAGTGCAGAACAAGATCAACAACCAATCTAGAGTATACACGGTTAAATCCGGAGACTCATTGATCGAGATTGGTCAAAAGCTAGGGATCCCTTGGCGTGAGTTGGCGTCTAAGAATGGAATCGTACCAAACTATGTAATCCGTCCTGGGGATAGATTACAATACTAGACTGTTTGATAGGGGCGGATAGAGATATCTTCCCCTATTCTTTTTAGTCGTATGAGGAGCCCGTTTTATGATTACAATTACCGTAGAAGACATGGAAATCTATGACAATGCGACCGAACAATTCGATACGATAAGAGGCGGAAGTTTTAAGTTTGAGCACTCACTTATCGCTATTTCAAAATGGGAATCTATTTGGAAGGTTCCGTTCTTCTCAACCAAACTTACGTCCGAACAGTTGCTTAGCTACTTCGAGTGTATGTGCATCAATGGTCCTCTAAAGCCCGAGCACGTGACCCAAAGCGTCATAGATGGTTTAACTAAGTATATGAACGACCCCTACACCGCAACCACAATCGCACAAAGGGACCAAAGGCCAAACCGTGATATTTTAACAAGCGAAGTAATTTACGGGTATATGGTTTCGGGGAACGTACCTTTTGAATGCGCTAAGTGGAACATCAGAAGGTTGATGGTTTTACTTAATGTGGTCGCAGAACAAAACGCACCAGCTAAGAAAATGACAAATGCAGATGTTTACAGGCAGAACAAAGCCTTGAACGATGCACGCAGGAAGAAATTTAATACTAAGGGGTGATGCCCGTGAAAATTGAGATCTCAACCTCAGGCGAGTTTAAAGACACCATACGTTGGTTGTCCCAGCTTGAGAAGAAAATACCAGAGAAAACCCTTAAGCAACTTGGCAACCAGGGGGTAAGTGCACTTGCTGCCGCCACTCCAAGGGACACAGGGGAAACCTCAAAAGGTTGGTCGTTTGACACCGCTAGAATCACGGAAGGTGCAGAACTCATATTTTACAACAGTGCCCACCCTGAGTTATATGTGAACATCGCATTACTAATTCAAATGGGGCATGGTACTGGCACAGGCGGATACGTCCCACCCGTAGATTACATCAATCCAGCGCTTAAAAGTCTATTCGCAACAGCAGGAGACTCTATCGCAAAGGAGATGTTTGAATGAGTTCCAAACCAATTGAGGACAAAATTGTAAGTTTAAAGATGGACATAACTGATCTCCGTTCAAAGGTTGGCGAGACGGTAAAGATATTCTCGACCTTGAATGGGGCTTTAACCTCAACTAAAGAAATTAACACAAGAGGCTCGATAAAGAACCTCACTGATCTGCAAATTGCAAGTGAGAAAGTCGACTTCGGGGCTTTGGCTCGGAACGTTGACAATATCTCAAATAAGTTCAGTGTCATGGGGATCGCAGGATTCAATGCCATCAACCGGATAATCAACAGTATATTTGGGTTGAGTGCTGGGTTCAGTAACACATTCTTGACAGGCCCTATAAAGCAAGGTTTCGACGAGTACGAGTTAAAGATGGGATCAATCCAAACGATCTTAGCGAATACCTCTAAGCATGGGACTAACCTTGAACAAGTAAATGCTGCATTGGAAAGGCTTAATGAGTACGCCGACCAAACAATATACAGTTTCTCGGATATGACACGAAGTATTGGGTTATTCACGAATGCTGGGCTTGGTCTAGACGAGTCAACAATGATGATTAAAGGTTTCTCAAACGAGGCCGCAGCATCTGGTGTAACCTCATCTGCCGCAGCGGGAGCTGCATATCAGCTGTCTCAGGCATTATCGAACGGTATAATTAGAGCGCAAGACTGGAACTCATTGGCATCCGCTCAAATGGGTAACCAAAACATGAAAGACGGACTTGTTTCGATAGCATCAGCGATGGGAGTCCTTAATGAGAAATCAATTACCGCTGAAGAAATTCAAAATGACTTTAAAGGGAGCCTTGAAAGAGCGTGGCTAACCGCTGATGTAATGTCTACATATCTTCAAATAATGACTGGAGACATGACGGATGCTGAACTAGCAGCTATTGGTTTGGATGAGGCTACCATAGAAATGTTTAAGAAACAAGCTGAGATGGCGTTGGAAGCCGCTACCAAAGTACGAACATTCACTCAGTTAATCGGTGGTATAAAAGAGCAATTGGGCTCTGGTTGGGCTCAGACATGGGAGTTGATATTTGGGGACTTCAACGTTGCAACCGAGTTATGGACTGGTATTTCGGACGTCATAGGGGCATTTATAATTCAGACAAGCAATGCGCGTAATATCGCTGTAAAAACCTTCAAAGACCTAGGAGGGCTCACAGCTATTGTTGGGGCTCTGAAAAACATATTCTGGGGACTTGTTGAAGCAGTACGTCCGGTCGTAGATGCTTTTAAAGAAGTGTTCTCTAGCTCAGTCGCTGATGATGCTGCAAAGTTGGCTATAAGTCTTGAACGGGTTTCCGTGGATATTAACGACATGTTGCGTGATATTGGGACCCTAGTCAAATCGCTTTCCACATTATTCTTTAGCGTTCTCAAAGTCGGTATTGGGATTATTACAGGAGTGGCAGCCGTACTCGTTCAGATGTTTCCTCGCAACTTGATCTGGGCGATCGGTGAAGTAGCGCGTGCCTTCTCTGCAATTCTTACCTCGGCTGGGAAAGTGTTTGGAGCAATCACCAACGCACTAGGTATCACGGACAAATTAGGGGCAGCAGGAGAGAAAGTCTTCAGTTGGGCCCATACGATCCGAAAATGGTTAGAAATTGTTATCGATGCAATCGGTCAATTCGCAGGCAGTGGTATTAAGTGGCTTGAGAAGATGACACCTATCTGGGAAGATAATGTCGGTAAAATGGTTAAGTCGATCATGGGATTTGTCGATGGTATCATCACCGCTCTTCAACCAACTATGGAAGTTATCAGTGACGCCTTTGGTAAAGCAAAAGATGCTTTGGTTGAATTCTTTGGCGCAACTAGCGATTTGTTTGTTGCGTGGTGGCCATTGATCGTAGAGGCGTTAGGTATCGCGTCAAAATGGTTTAAACAATTGTACGAGGATTCAAAAGAATACTTCACAAAAGCTGGACAAATCATTGTAGATTGGCTACAAGTCCCACTTGAGATAATTGCAGACCTCGCTACCCAAGCGGCAGATGCGATGAAAAGGTTTGCCGAGCGATCAAGCGAAAAGATGACTACTCTCAAGGAGACTGTCACTACTACAACCGAAGTTATATCTGGATTCTTCTCTGTTATAGGCGAGAAGGCCGCGGCAGCAGGTAATTGGCTATGGGATCATTTCGGAGCGGTATGGCTGCTTCTTAAGGAAGTCGTACTTACAGTCTGGGATATTTTCAAGTCACTAACGTTCGAAGACATCTTCAAAGGTGGAGCTATCGCCGGATTCATTCTATTCGGTAAGAAGATTGCTGCTATATTTGATGCTATCCGCGACAAGATACTAGGGGTGGCCAAGCCAGGGAATGAACAGACTGACGCCCTTAAGTCGGTTGCTAAGAGTCTTAAGAACTTCGTAGAGTCAATCAAACCGGCAAGCGTCCTAGCGATCGCAGCCTCTGTTGCCATCCTGGTACTATCGATCAAGTTGTTGGAAGGTATCGATGAGCGGGATATTTCTAAAGGTCTCGCTGCAATCATCACAGGTATGTCGGGTATGTTCTTCCTGATGAAGAGTCTTACCGCCCTGGACTTTAACCTCGGGGATGCGATCACCATAGGCCTCACGATGGCGGCACTTGCTGCGTCCACCCTTATACTTGCAGGCGCCTTGAAGCTAATGGCTGGAATCGATCCAAAAGCTTTGATGAGTGCTTCTGCAGCGCTAGTAACTGTTGTATTAGCTTTAGTCGGTGCGATCATTGCGATTTCAAACTATGAGATCGGAATAATCACATCAAGTGGTTTCATTTTAGCACTCGCGTTAGCTGTAAGGATAATGGCGGGGGCACTAGATGATTTAGCAGCTATCGACCCGCTCAAACTTCTCACGGCCGTATCTGCATTAGGTGCCATCATATTCTCAATCGCGCTATTCTTGCAAAATACAAAAGATGCAGCATTGGATATGGCAATGGGGGCAGCTCTTCTGATAACCGCCGGTGCGGTTATGCTTATAGTACGTGCCATAAAATCCATGGAAGATATAGACCCATGGAATATATTTAAAGGCGTGGTTGCAGTTGGTGTGCTCATAGCCGCATTTACAGGGATGGCATATTTCGCTAAGGGTACTGATTTACTAAAAACAGGTGTTGGAATTGCAGCAATTGCTTTGGCGGTGAATTTATTAGTCGATCCCATCAAGAAGCTAGGAAAAATGGATCTAAAAACGCTTGGTATTGGGATGGTCGCAGTTGGAGTGGCGGTTGCAATTCTCGCACAAGCTGCATGGATGGCAGGCGGGATGGGGGGAGCTGGTATACTTCTAACTGCTATCGCCCTGAACATGCTGATCGCACCTATCGCAATCCTAGGAAGTATGGATCTTTTAACTTTAGCCATCGGTATAGGTGCGATAGCAGTCGCATTAGGTGTAATCGCGTTAATCGCATGGGGGCTAACCGCAGCGACAGTATCCGTTCTTGCATTCGGGGCTGGTATCGCTTTGGTTGGGCTAGGTATTGGACTCGTCGGAGCGGCGCTTTTAGCATTCGCGCTTGGTTTATCTGTACTGGCAACCGTAGCAGTAAGCTCTGTAGCGGGCATATTAGCTGTTATAGGGACTTTCCTGTATGGGTTACTACAGCTGGTACCACTCGCAATGGAACTCGTAGCGGCTATATTTGAGGCCTTAGCAGCGCAGTTTGAGGCCTTTCTACCAGAGTTGATAGAGCTTGGATTCAAAATTGTGGTAGCGATACTGACGGGTATCCGTAATCATATTTACGAAATCACAGAACTTGTCATAGAGATACTGGTTCAGTTCGCATTGGCCTTTGCGGATAACATGGATATTCTAGTATTCGCAGCGGCTATATTAATGATCCAGTTTATCGACACGCTAGCCAATACAATCCGAACGTATGGACCCGTATTTGGCAATGCAGTAATGGGGTTGCTTGAGTCCATCATAGAGATAATTGTACTTGCGCTGATTGATATTGTTCGGTTATTCTTAGCTTGGATTCCTGGAATAGGATCTGCTGCCGAGTCATTAGGTAAGACAGTAACTGACAAGTTGCGAGAATGGTTTAAAGTTGGAGACGTCGCCGATGAGAAGCTAAGAGAATACAATGAAAAACTATCATCGGGTGGTTCTGGGGCTCGTAGCGGAGGCGGTGTCATTGCTGACGAAACGATGGCTCCGATCAAAGCTATGGACATGGGTGGCGAAGCGGATAAGCAATCTAGCGACTGGGCAACGAGCATCCTTTCTTCCTTACCAACCGCGCAAGCCAACGCAAGTCTGCTAGGCGGTACAACTATGGACACGTTGGGAAGCTTTGACTTTTCGGCTCCTAGCGAGGAAGGTATGCAACAATATGCGGATGCTATCATGGCAGGTGTCGATCCGGCTGAAGCTGCTGCTTTATATTTAGGAACGTCTACAACCGAGGCATTGTCAGGCACTGATGCTACAACACCTGGTACGGAAGTAGTAGATGAGTTTGTAGCCCCAATCGCTGCTGGTGAACAACGAGCGTATGATGCTGCAAACTCTGTTAGTACATCGGCTGAAGAAGGATTCGGCGCTCCTGACTTCAAGACCCAAAGTAGCCTAAACATGGACGAGGTCATCGATGGTATCTCTTCTAAAATTGATGATATCAAAAACAAGTCGAAAGAGGCTGGTGAAGCTGGTAAAAAGTCTATTGGAGACGTTGATTATACTGCTCCTGGTAAAGAAGCAGGAGCTGAATACTCAGGCGGTATGAATACCCAATCGACAAATGTACGCTCCACAGGTACCTCAATCGGTAATAGCGGTCGTAACGGAGCGGGCAGTGTTAGTTTCTCCGGAACAGGCTACAACGCAGGTGCAGGGTTTGCAGCAGGTATCGCAAGCTCGTCCAACGTAGTAGCAGTCGCCGGTTCAAACTTAGGTCTATTGGCTCGTGCATATTTGCAAAGATCAATCTTGATCGCTTCACCATCAAGGGCTTTGAAAGAAGATGGTGGATACTTTGGTCAAGGGTTCGCAGAGGGTATCGCTGGACAAACTTCTAATGTCGTAGAGAGGGCAGTTGAGCTGGCTAAAGGCGCAAGGGATGCCGTAACATCTTACGCCAAATCATTCTCTGAGAAGATGCTTGAGAACATGGAGCTTAATCCTGTAATCACGCCAGTAATGGATTTATCAAATGTAACAGGAACGGATCTATCCGGCAATGTCAATGTTGGCAACCTAAGGGGTACTGCAAACATGAATGTTGAAGGAATCCGTTCACCACAACAAGCACCAGTAACAAATAGTACAGTTTATGAGATTCACATCACAGCAAATGGGGACCTACCGCAATCTACGATCAAACAGATGGCACAGTCAATCCAGGCAGAGATAAAGAATCAAAATGATCGTATGAGAATTAGTAGAGGGGAGGCTGTGTTATTCTGAAACCAGGAAGCTTTATATTAAGAGGTATCTCCAGTGAGGAATATTCTTGTGTAATCCAAGATAGACCTGTATTGGAGACGCCGGTACGGAAGGTAACGTTTGATTCTCCGTATGGTGGCGATGGTGATATTCCGTTTGACGAAGAGGGGTACAATAACACGGTTATGAACCTGAACATCTATGTCGAAGGGGGTCCTCGAACTGCCTCCGACAATCGTGAAATCATATTTAACTGGTTTGATTCTGGGAAGTATATGGATTTCATACCGTATTTCGATCCGGATAAGGTGTATAAGGTCATGACCACGACCCCTCCAAAATTCACATCTGTATATTATATGGGAGAGGGTCAGATCGTAGAGGTTGGTCTGACTGTAAAACCATACAAGTATTTCCTAGCCTCGTCCCAGATTGTTCTGACCGCAGCATCATCCATATTTAACCATAAGCCGTTACCATCGCAACCTAAGATTAAGATCTATGGAAGTGGGGATATCACGCTTACAATCAATGAGGTTCCGTTTGTGATGAAGGGTGTGGTCGGGCATATTGTGTTGGACTCGCAGCTAGGGATTGCATACAACGAGGAGACATCCGTTCTTGTCAATGAGAATCGCAAGGTCTACACCCGAAACTACCCTGTATTGTCTCCGGGTAGTAACGATATCTCATGGACAGGGACTGTAACCTCAGTTGAAATTGATCCACGATGGAGGACCTTAACATGATACCAATACTCTATGCTGAAAATGAAACAAACTTTAACCACAATGGTATTGGCCAATTGCATGAGATTATAGGATACGAAGTGACAGAAGTCCGCAATGGGGAATTTGAGCTTACGCTTGAATACCCCATTAGTGGACAATGGTTCAAAGAGATATCCGACATGCGCTTAATACTGGCAGATCCAAACGATACGGATGATCCGCACTTGTTCCGAATCTATGAGACTACAAAGGTGTTATCGACAGCTTCAGTTCTTATCTATGCTGGATCAATCACGAATGATCTAGGCGGTAACATGGTACGATCTGTAACTATATCTGAAGAGACTGGGCAGCAAGCAATGGATAAACTTAAAGCAAGTCTGATCGAGCCTACAAACTTCAATTTCGTATCGGATATCCAAACTGCAACATCAACCAAGTGGGAGAACAGGAACGCATTGAATTGTATTGCTGGTGAACAAGGCTCCCTCATTCAGTATTGGGGTGGTGAGGTAAAGCGCACGAACGATACAATCTATTTATAT